AAGTTTATATTATCACCGCAAAAGTAAATAATCTCGAATATAAAAACAAACAAATCTTCAGAATTTTTAGCCAATAGCCAAAAATAACTACTAATTGCGTATCGTCAGCCCTTTTTTCTTGATACCTTTTAGCTTCATCTCAACACAACCCGTCAATGCGTCAGGGGCGTCATCATGCTTGTTTTTGCGCACATTGTCCTTACGATAACTCATCAGAGCCGCATGGAACTTAGGCCATCTACGCTCCCACCCGACAGGGAACTTCACGACACTCTGCACCGTGGCGCTGTTGTTGTAAATACGTTCGTACTTATTTGCCGATTGGTGGAACCATCGGATATTACACCTGAAGTTCCTATAAGACCTCCGCAAGAGGGACTGCACCTTACGAGCGAACCCGCGTCCGCCGTTGTTACTCTCTATCCACGCCGTAAGAACATGCTGCTGGTCCAGCTGTCTGGCCTCTGCGGGTTCTGTAGACTCCATCGGCTCATCGGTGTAGAGGACGTCAGTGACGTAGATGAACTCCGGTGTGTCGATGTAGCATATCGAACACAGAGAGTCGGTACCGGTATCTGCTGTATCGGTGTAGTTGCATCGCGTCTTTTCATTGGGCTTGTATCCGTCAAGCTCCGAGGGAGAATACGTCGCGAACCCCTCTGAATACATAAGGCCCTCTTTGGGCGTCGGGTCTTGCATGTACTGCGTATCGAAGGTCATAGGCTCCAGAGAGCGAAGGTGGTGTAACTCGTCTAGTGTATGACGCAAGGGCCACAGCGCTCTCTCTCGCTCTACGGGTATTTTGTCACCCGTCAATAGGTCGGTCTGCATGAAGCTGTAGACGCGAATAGCGGGCAAACTAAGCACCTCCCATTTTCCAGGCTCCTTGTCCTTTAGGTACCCGCAAAGGTCGTGCTCGTGAAGGCGCTGCATGATGATGATAATCGGGGTGTCGCGAGAGTTGACACGATTTCGGATTGTAGACTCGAAGCGCATGTTGACACGCTCGCGGGTTATGTCAGATAGGGCGTCTTCCGGCTTCAACGGGTCATCGATAAGGATAGCTCCGTCGAAGGGGTTATTTGCGGCACCGACCGCATCCAACTCTTTGTAGAAGTCTTCGGGTATCACGATGTTATAGGCCTCCTCCAACCCGTCGAACATCCCGTATACGCTTCGCTTCGAGGCGTCCGGGTCGACGGTCTTACCTGCACCGAAACCGGTTACCTGTCCTTGTGTTGACACTGCGTAGAACTCACCTCCGCTTTTTGTCTTCCACTTCGTCGCGGAACCCTTCTCTCGCTCCAGCGTAGAACCTGGAAAGAGCGCTCTGTAGAGAGGTAGCTTCATCGTAGCTCGTATGGTCTCCGAGTTATCGGACACAAGGGTGTCCGAGTAAGACAGGTGAAGGAACTTACATCTGGCGTTAAGGGCGTAGCCCCACGACACGAATTGTTTGATAACGGTCTCGGTCTTACCATATCGTGGCGGCATGTTTATCATCAGTCGCTTTGTATCTCCGTCGACCACTCGTTGCAGCGCCTCGAACAGCTCTTTGTGAAAGTCGGCAACGATGAAGTCTCGGTTGTACTGCGCTCGGTACATCGCTCTACAGAACGGCTCCAGAGAGGATAACATCTCTAGTCGCAAGCTGTCTATCATCTCCGCCTCCGTCCTGGGCGTCGTTATTATGGCTTCTCCTCTCATAGCAAAATATCATCTATCTCTTCAGAGTCCGCGTCTTCTATCTGGGCACTCTGCTTGCCAAATATCTTTTCTCTGACCATCGCGTAACCCTCTCGGCTGAAGGGGTTGCTTACTCCGTCCATACCGGGTATGACCGATAAGATGTTAAGGGTTGTCGGGGCTTTAGCGCCCTTGATAGCCTCCGCCAATACGCGCTTCTCCTCCGCAACCTCCTCGTTGGTCCTAAGTGTAGAGCCGTAGACCTTACCGATAAGTCGTTCCGTCAACTCCGTTGTTCCCTCCATATCCTCCTTCAAATATCGGTTGATGATGTTCTTTATCGACAAGGGAACGCGCGGGTGCCGTTGCAGGGCTTCAAGCTCAGTGCGGTTACTAGCTAACAGAACCTTCACAAGCCCGCCAATGTCGCGCTTCGACATCTGGAGCCCTAGGTTCACCCCGAGGGACTTGAACAGGTCCGACACCGCCGGACTCATCCCGTTCATCAGCCTCTCTTGCTCCTGCTCAGGCGACACCGGAACACTGACGTCGTAACGCGCGGCCGCGGCCCGCACCGCCGGCGCCGATTTATCGAAGACCGCACCGCTGGCAATTCTCTCGTTACGTCTCTCCGTTCTCGCCTCCTCCAGACTTCTCTTCCTGACGCGAGAACGTTCGGCCGCCTTATCCGCTTCCTCCAGCATGTAGGAACGCGCATCTTCTTTGCCCTCTGAGGCGTCGTCTATTCGCAACAGAGATTGGTCGATTTCCGAGAGGGGAGATTCTAAGTCCTGAAGCAACATATTGGCCTCGTCGGAGTTGTAATATTCGCTCTTATCCATAGTGTTTGATTTTTGCTGCAAAGGTACGCGTTTTTCGCTTTTCGGGCCATATAGGGCTCGAAATTTTGTGTCCAAACACGTGTAACTCGCTGATTGTCAGAGTCCCGTCTCACTAAAATTGGCTTTTAGCTCGAAATTCGTGAATCATATAACTACCTGATTATCAGCGCTCCGTCTCAATGCGCACAATAAAATCGCAAACTTTTTATATAAACGCGTTTTTAATAGGACGAAAGCCGTTTTTTGTTACGCGCGCATAGCAACGCGGCAGGCTGTAACCGCTATATGCCTCTAACTTCCGCTAAAAATTAACTTCTGTTAGCTGTTTCGCGCTCCCTCGGACTCCCTCATTGGTCGGGTGGCAACCCTAACTTTTGCGCTCGGAATTGCCAAAAATTACCCAAAATGGGACAAAAGTCGCGTTTAGTTAAAAAATGGGGCATTTTAACACTTAATTTTAGCCTATTTTGCGCCCTATTTACGCCTTACGTAAATCGTTAATAGCGGTTTTATTTTTCTTATATTGGATAAATACGCGAAAATGTAAATTCTAATATTACATTATATATAAAATAACCATTAAAGTTACGTATTATTTTAAAAGTGCGCGTAGTTTATTGTGCATATTGAGACGGAGCACTGATAATCAGGTAGTTAGACCACTTTTTGGGTACTTTTTGTTCGTGCACGTCGTTTTGGCATTGTGCACCACTACTGATAATCAGAGACTTAGGTCACTTTTTCAATTCGAAGCCGATTTTCGAAGGTTTTTGAGGTCGTTTAGGGCCTAGTTTTTGACAATTCCGTAACGGGCTATCTGGGCAGCCTTCCGGCCAAAAAATTTTTTAGAAAAAATGGTCTATTTGCGAAGGAAATCACATAGGGCCATGAATCCAATATGGGGGGCCTGTACGGGTGTTTTTTATTTGCAGTGATAATCCTTCTATCTTTGGCTATATGGGTATCTTTGGCTTTATGGGTATCTTTGGCTTTATGGGCTTGACGGGCTTGACGGGCTTGACGGGTATCAGGTTTTTTCGGAAGAGAGCAAGACCTTTTTCCCTATTATATTCCGCCCCCGGGGTGGGGGCCCCGTCTGGGGGCCTGAACTCGGGCCCCGGGGGTGTCGGCTCGGATCCGGACACCCGCCACACCTGGAGAGGTCCCACCCGTTACCCCAGGGCGCCTCTTGCCGTCCGGATCCGCCAGATGATACACCGATATAATTATGATTATGTATAGTTGACCTCTCCAGCCCTTGAAGACCCGACACCCACCACCGGAACCCGTCGACCGTCCGACTCTCCAGAGGTCCGGCGCTGGCGCCCTCTCCCCCACCCCACCCACCCGCGGCACCTCTCACCCCCTATATAGCCCCCTCTCCCCTACCCCACCGCCGCCGACGTCGGGCCGGATTGATCCTAATTGCTGACGCCCCTAGTTGCCCCACAAAGCCAGACCGGCCGGACCGCCTTATATTTAGAATGATTCTAAGCGCAATCAGCCTCAAAATCGCTAAAAATCGCCCTCTATAATATATAAGTAGGAGAGCCCGAATAGGCCCGAACCGACCAAAATAGCGGTTTAGCACCTATTTTCTGCAAACTAGACTTTACAATTTATACAAAATCTCCGCTATTTTCGCCGCATAAATCAACATTTTGCCGAAATACTCTTGCATGTCGTAAATGTCCCCTATCTTTGTGGTACGAAAAGCAAATAAAGCTATTCGCCACGGCTTGAGAGGGCTTGAGCCGTTGGAGCCCGCCAGGGGGCCAGCCTGGCAACGGTTAACCCCGTCGAAACAACACGATACGCGGCACGCCTGGACGCGGTTACGGTCCAGATCTAGAGAAGTAACAACTAACTAACAACTAAAACTTAAAACATTATGAAACGAATTAAAAACCTAACGGACGTTATCGCGGTGGCGCTCTTTATCACGTTCTTTGCCTCTCTGGTAACAATGGCCGTCACGGCTGATCCAGAAGTAAAAATCGCCGCACTGTATGTTACGATCCTATCCGT